TTGATCAATAAATTCTCTATTCATTTCACGAACAATTTCATCACCAGCTACGCCAGAAAGTAATTGTTCTGCATTTAAACCATGAACAGCTCTTAAATCGTCTTCAAGTTCCATAGTCCAACGCGCTTTTAATTTACGAGTTTTAGCTGTAACTGAATTGGTTCCAATTTCAAAACCCATTTCTTTAGTATCTGTACCAAGAAATTCACCATCAGCAGTAGTCATTGAACCACTAAATGATTTAAAAATTACATTAGCTAACGCTTCGCCATCAGCAAAAACTCTTGTGATAGTTGTTACAGATGATGAATATGGATCGGTATCATCAACATCAGCTGAAGTTGCAAATGTTCCAGAAACAAGTTTAACTAAAATAGCATTATCTTCTGAATGAACAACTTTACCAACACCAGAAACATCACCTGAAATATCATCATCAGGTGAAAAACCACTAGAGTCAGCAACTACTAAAATTTCATATTCTGCATCAACTGCATCAGCTCCATCACCTTGGTAAAGTGATTTTAAACTAAAAATCATTCCAGTTGGACCGGTCATTGGTTGAACACCAAAAATTTCATTACCAATTAAAGCTGGCATAACTCTACGAACCATAGGAATTAAAATAGGTGTATAATTACCAATAGCTGAAGAACTTGAAGCTTCTTGTAATTCGGTTTGTTCTAAAATTTCAAGTTGTGTAGCTAAAATTTTGTGTTGATTTACAGGTACTTTAGGCATTCCATCAATAACTTTTTCCCATTTTCCTGTTCCTTCAATAACAGGTGACCATTTTTCAATAAGTTCATCTGTTGATTCAGGTAAAATAACTTTTTTATCAGACATTTTTTATCTCCTTTATAATTAAACTAGATATTTATCGATGGAACTTTTCTTTTGTTCCTTTAAATCATCTAGATCTAAATTTTCTTCTTCTTCTTTAATATCTTTAATTTTCCCCATCACAATTTTAACTTTGCGTTCAAAATCTTCAATATCAGAATATTCTAAACCTTCTAATAAGGTATGTACTTCTTCAATTTTAGATTCTGCTAAATCTGTAGTTAATTTTTGAAAACTAATTGCTTTTTCGTATTCAAAATTTTGTTTCTTAGCTTCAATAATTTCTTCAATTGAATTATTTAATTTTTCATTTACTTCTTTAATTTCTTCTTCTAATTCTTTAACTCTATCAATTTCAGATTCCGGAATTTCTAAACCAATTTCTGCAAAAACTCCTTTAGCTGCTTCAATAATTTTAGTTGCTGCTTCAACTTTTGTTTTAGCTTCTAAAGCAACTTCATTTTCCTTTAGATATTCATCAGTTGCATACTCAATATATTTATCTAAAGATTCAATTAAAGAATCTTTGAATTCTGTCATTTCTTTTGCTGAATCTTCTTCAAGTTCTTTTTCTTTAGTAATAATTAATTCTTGAACCTTTTCATTAACCATTACTTCAAATTCGGAACGAAGATCAGCTATTAATTCCTCGGAAATAACATCTTCTCCAAGTTTAGCTTTAATAGCTTCTAATAATTTTTCCATTAATCTTTCTCCTTTGATGTTTCTCAATAATAAAACATTTATTATTATTTATCAATTCATATTTTTAGTGATTTTAAATAATCTTTAAAAATACATTTTAATGCTTCATTTAAATCTTCTTTTGATGCTTCTTTAATTAACTTACTATATTTATCTAATTTAATTTTTACATCTTTTTTCTCAATAATTCCAGATTCAGTTAATTCATATTCAGCACCTTCTAAAATACCTTGAATAAAAGCATTTGGTGCTGAAGGATCACCAACAATATCTCCTAATGAAATTAAATATAAATTTTCAACAAGAGTTCCTGTTTTTTCAGTTTTAACACTACCTAATCCTCTAGATGAAATACCTAATTTAACATTTCCTTCTAAAAGATTTTGAACAATTTTTCCACATGGTGTATCTAAAACTTCAGCTTTAGTAATAAAATTAGAACCATCTTCTTTAACTTCTATAAACTTATGAGAAACTCTATCTAAATTTATTGAAGAAACATTAGAATCAGGATGATTTAACTCACCAACAGCTCGATCTTCTTTCATATAATCTTTTATATGTTTATTTATTGCTTCAGATAATACTTTTTTTGGATATGTACGTTTATTTTTATTTTGAATATCTGATTGTAATGTGACACCACTTATTGTCCATTTTTTTTGATTTGTTGCTTCATCTAAAATTGATTCAGTAATTATATCTGTACTTAATTCTCTTATAATTTTCATTCTTCATCTCCAGTTCCCTCTTTTTCTTCTTCTTTAGAAGGATTTAATCTAGTTTGGATACTTTGATTTAATTCGTTTTTAAATTCTTTTGAAAAATCTACCGGTTTATTTTCATTTGCATATTTTAATAAATCAGCTTTTGACATTATATATCTCCTCTATTTTAATATTCGTCTTCAGAAGGTTCTTCATTAGAACCTTCTTCTTCAATATTTTTTTGTTCTTCTTCAATTTCTTCATCAGTTAATTTAAAAACATTTTTCATTACATATTGTTTTGAAAAATATGTTCCTATATATGTTTCTAAAGAATCTGCTAATTCTATTCTATTTTTAAATATTTCAGAATTCTTTACTTCACTAAAATATGAATCTGAATTCCAAATAAAATTTATATATTCTTTATATTTATTCCATTCTTCTATTGTAATAATATTTTTTAAAATAATTTGTTTTTTTAATATATCATATATTAATAAACTAAATTTATTTCTTAATTTATTAATAAATTTTGAAAATCTAACTTCATCTCTAGATAATTCACCATTCATATTACCAAATGCCATTAATGAACCACCTTCTGAATCAAATCTAGAATAAGGAACACCTAAAGATTTAATTAATTTTTTTCTAAAATATTCAATATCATCAATTTCACCAAGTTGAGAATTTTTAGTAAAAACACCAACAGATAAAGCAAAAGTATGATAATTATGATATTCTTCATCAGAATCAATTGTTAAGGTTCCAACTTCAATTTCATCATTTAAATATTCTATTTTAATAATTCTATGATTAAAATTTGATTCTGATTTTCTAAAATCTGACCATTTTTTATATCCAAATTGAGAAACAATATTTGTTAACATTGTAGGTGAAAAACCTAAATCAATGTGCCAATTTGGCACATTTTTATTATAATTTAATCTAAATAATAATTGCATCATTAACTTATCATCATTTAAATCATTACAAATATCATTACAAGTTTTTTCATGAGAAGTTTTATTTTGAATTAAATCAATTATAAATTTAATATGTTCTATATGATATTCTATTTTTTGATTTTCTTGATGTCGTTGTTTATATTGACGACAATATTCTTCATCACTAAATCTTTCATTAATTATTTTTTTTGTTAATTCACTTCTTATTTGTCTTTTTTCATCTGTCCATCCTAAACTTTGTTGTTCACAAATCCAATCACGATATTCATCATCTTCTTCCATTCTTTTTAATTTATTTTTAGCACCAATATCTCTATTAGCAATACATTTTTTTCTATGTATTTCTTTAGCTTCACCTTCTAAATTTTCATAAAATTCAATTAATTTTTTTCTTCTTTTATTTATTAAAATAAATCTTTCACTTTCTGTCATATTATTCCAGAAATTTTTTGAATTTTCACTTATAATAGAAATTCTTCTATTATATTCATCTTTATCAAATTCTTTAATATATGTCCATTTTTCGGCTGCAGCTTTAGTTCCAAGTGTAGCCCAATGTTTGAAATTATCACTATGATATTTTCTATGATCATTCCAACTCATATATGTTAAATTATTTGGGTCATTATTATGTTTATTAAAATCTTTATGATGAATAACTTCATATTTTTTATTAGAATAATTATTATCATAAATATTATATTTCACTTTTTTATCTTTTAAAAATTTACTTATTTGTCTATGAGTAAAATACCATTTTTTATCTTCATTATCAAAAATTTGCTCATAAGATAATTTATTTTTTGCTATTTCCTTTTTTCGTCTATAAAGGGGAATTAAACTTTCATTTTCTTCTAATTCATCAGCTCTTTTAAAACCCTCATTATATATAGGAAATTTATGATCTGGTGTACAAATAATTTCTTCACCATTATCTAAAGTTAATTTCATAACTTTAGCTTTCTTTTGAGTTACACCAGCCCAAGAAATTTTTCCTGGAAGTATTTTCCCAGTAATTGGATGACAAGAATAAGTCCATAATTCTTTATTTTCTTTCATTTCACTTTCAATATCAACAATACTTAATTCTCTTCCATCTAAAAGTGAAATTTTTGTATCCATTGATAAACAGCCACCAGGTAATGTATCAATTTTTGTTCCTCTACTACCTGAACTTGATTCAGAACTCGGTAACCAAAAATCTTCAGTCATAGTCATCGTATTTTTCTTTTCAGAAACTTCACCAGTAGCTGAATCATATATAATCTTATTTTTAAATTTTGACATTAATTTAGCTATATATGCTTCAGCTTTAGTTTTATTCATTTGACCAATATCAACATAAAATACTCTTCTTTCAGGTGCACGAGTAATTCTATATATTACTGCAGCATCTTCTAACATTTTAAGTTGATTAAAAGGTTTTATTGATTTATGAATATAACTTAAATACATCTTTTTATCAGCAGATGTAAGACCAGAAGGACAAAAAGATATATGTTCTGGTGGTATCTTTAATACAATATTTTTTTTAACATCTTTATATAAATACCAATATTTTTCATTTTCTTTAATTTTATTTAAAGAAAATGGTGATAATATATTTATTTTTTGAATCCCATCTTTTGGTTTTGATAAATCAATAACATTATGAACATACATGCGTCCATCTTCATACCATTGTCTAAAATATTCATCTGCTTTTTTATTAAATTCAAACATTGAAATAATATGTTTAAATTCTTCAATAATAATATCTTTAATTTTTTCTGATATTTCATCTGTTTCAATATTTATAGATAAAACATTTTCATTATTTTCTAAAACTACTGCTTCATTAACAATTTCTTGTATAGCAATATCAATTTCTGGATAAGTTGATAAATCTCTATAATTCAAAATTAATTTTTTAATATCTTCAGAAGTATTATCAAAATTTATTGTTGATTGAATTGAACCATAACCAAGTGTATTTGTATTAATAATTTGAACTTCTGGTTCATCTTCTTTAGAAGGAATATTTATTGAATTAGGAACTTGTTCTTGTTCTTGTTCAATTTGTTTTTTATTAAAAACTGATTTTATAGTATCATAAAAACTCATTATTTACCTTTTTTTCTTTGTTGTTTTATTTTATTTTCAATATCTTTATAAGTCTGTGACATAGACTTCTTTTTAAATTTTGGTAAAATATTTTTTACTATTTCTAATTGATCATCTTCATCTGTAAATATTTTAATATTGGATTTAATATGTGATACTAAATATTTTCTAATTGCTAATTTAGCATAAGCTTCTGGAATTTTAGCTTTTTTCCAAGCTTTCACTATATCTCTATATTTTATTCTATTACCTTTAGTTCGAATATTTTTAATAAATTGTATTCGATACGTCCATGGAATAAAATGAATATTAATTCCTAAAATATATTTTCCATGAGGAATATCTAATAAAATTATTAAAGGTAATTGATCCCAAACATCTAAAACCGATTTATATTTAGCATCATAAAAATATAGGAATAAATCTCCCATATGGAGTCTTGTTCCTGGTCTAACTGATTCATGATCTTCAGTAGTAACTTTATCAATTAAATAATTGACTTCTTTTGGTAATTTTTTTGCCATTATATATATATTTATCTTATTAGTTAATTTTTATAAATCTTTTTCTGAAAGAACAATAAATTCCCAACCATGTTTTTTTGAAAATTCAGTTGCGGCTTCCCATTTACATTGATTAGTAATATAAGTTAACATAGAACTTTTATAATTATTAGTTTTTCTTTTTGGAATTTTAGGTTTATATTTTTCTGATGATGTTTTTATTTCAATTAACTTTATTTTTATATCACCATTTTTATCTTTATATTTTATAATTAAATCAACATAATAATTTCTTATTTTATTTTTAACTTTATCAAAATAAGGAACAACTATTTTTTCAGAAGCAATAGAAATAACTGATGGTGATTTATCAAAATAATTAAACCATTTTCTTTCCAATCCAGATCTATATATAATTTTATCTTGTAACCATTTTTCTGGATGTTTTGGAACAAATATTCCTTTTTTTGCTGAACTATATTTACTCACAACAATCTTTATTTTTCTTTTTTACTTTTAAAATAAAATAAATTCTTTCCATTCTATAATAACTATGATTATAATGACGACGATACCATCTACTACAATGATAATTTTTTATTCCACTAAAATATCTTCCTCCAGATTCAATTTTACAAATAGGAATTATACAACAATCATTACAATATTGTTTTTTAACATTTTCATGACAACCAACTAAAATACTAAAAAATAAAATCAAAATAATAATTTTAAAGAATTTTTTCATTTATTTTATATTCAAAACCCTCTTTATTATAAATAGAAATTCTTTCTAAAGCATGTTTAAAAGAATAATTTTTTTTTCTTCTCCAAGTTAAATCATCAGCAATATCAATTAAATAAGCAATACTTTTTGTATGTGTTTTTCTTAAAATTCTACCAATTGATTGTAATGTTTTAATTTTTGATTTAAAAGGTTGAGCAAAAATACAATAATCTAATCCTGGAATATTAATACCTGTTGCAAATACACCTAGTGAAGCAACCACGATAGCATTAGAATCAATACTTGTTAATTTTCTAACATTTTCTCTGATTTCAGATTTAGTAGAACCAGCAACATAATAAATATTTCTATCAGGAATATTTTCTTTTAATCTTTCATATATTAATTTACCATATTTTAAATGTTTAAATAAAATTAGTATATTTTTATTTATCGTTTTTATTATCTTTAATAAAAATTCTAATCTAAGTTCACTATCTACTAAATAAGACATTTCATCAAAATATGTTAACTTATATGCAACTCTTCTACATTCATCTGGATATTTTAAATGAAATATATTAATTTTTAAGTTTGAAAGAGTTTTATTTTTTATCAATTTTTTAGTAGTAGTAAATTGATGTATTTTTCCGAACAATCCTTCTAACTGTATTCTACTTATTTTTTCATCATCAATAGTTCCAGATACTCCAATTTTCATTTGAGCTAAAGAACATTTTTCAATAATTGATTTGATTATCACTGCTTTTTGAGCTGAATGAACTTCATCAACTAAAACACAACCAAAACTTTCAAATATTTTTTTATCTGTGATAGTATTTAATGATTGCCAAGTTGAAATTATTAATTTTTTATTCCATATTTTTTCTTGGCCAGAATATATCGTGGTTATTTCATCTTTTAAACTAATTTTTGTATTTTCATCATATTCAATGAAATCACCTTTCATTTGTTCAACTAAAGAAACAGTAGGTACGATAAGTAATACTTTAGAATTTTTATTTAAATCCAAAAATAATTTAGTAATTACATATAAAATAATAGATTTTCCGCTGGCAGTCGGAGAAAGTATAACCGCTTTCTGTTGTTTAAAAGCTGTTTTTATTCCAAAAGTTTGATAATCTCTTAATTTATATGATATTTTTAATTTTTCAGAAGCATATTTTTCTATCTGTTCTTCTGAAAAATTGATAGAAGTCTTCTTAAAATTTATATTTGTTTTTATATTTAAATCTTTACAAAATGATTTTAGTCTTGGATAAAGACCAATAGGAAGATTACCATTTTTTAAATTTAATAAACGAATTTTACCATCCCAAATACCAGCTTTATATTTTGGGCTCCATTTATAATTTGGAGTATAAAAACTAAAATAATTTGAAATTGTTAATAATTCATCATAATCACCATCTAATTGCACAAAAGATTCATTAATTTTATTTATTTTTAACATTATACTCCATTTATATATGTTAGATAACTTATTAAATTCTTAATATCAAAAGATAAGTTATTCACTTTTTTAATTGTTCTATCAAGAATATCAACTAAATCACTTAAATTTTGAACTTGTAAATTTAAATTAGAATAATCTTCATCAGCTAAAATATTAAATTGTATTTCTTTTTGGTTTTCCAAAAGACGATCACCATCTTTATAAAAATAATATTTTTTCTTGTAAAGTTGGTTTAATTCTTTTTGTTTTTTATTTAATTTAAGTTTATATTCAAAATACATCTTTAAATATTTACTATGTAATAATGGTATTAAATATAATTTTTTATTTAAATTAGATTCATCAATTAACAAATCATTTTTAATCTCATCTAATAATTTAATCTTCATAAAGAATTAGCTCCTCCAAAAATTAATTTTTTACATTAATTAAAACTTATTATACACTAAAAATAATTTTTTGTTAAATATTACTTAAAAATTTATAATTTTGAAATTTAAAAGTAGTTTCACAAATAAGAGGTTCTGAATCTGAAACTGATAATGTTAAATTAAGATCTGATAAATTATAAGGATATATGTTAGTAAAATCAAAACAAACTAGAGGATTTAATTTACTTGAAAGGATAACTAATGAAGCATCAGCAATTATTGAATTATCAAAATTCATTTTATTGAAATCTCTTAAATCATACAACCAATCATAAATTTCTTTCCATTCAGTAAAATTTTCGGAAATTAAAAATTCAATTGATAAATCATTAAAGGTGATTGAATCACCTGGTCGTTCAATTTGTCTTATAGGTGTTGGATGATTAACTATTCCTAATTGCATTCCAGGAATATTTATTCCATTAATCATAAGTTCTAATTGATTATTTCTAAATCTTTCACTTGTTAATGTAAATTTAAATCTATGTGATGATGTTAAATTTTTTGGATTAGACACTTTTACTCCTTTACTAAATAAAATAAAAACTTTTTTATATTTATCATTTTTTACAATTATAAATATATATGTTATATTTAATAGAATAAAAAAACTTTTTTACAATTATAAATATATATGTTATATTTATAAAAATATAAATTTAAGATGGTGATACCAACAACTTAATAAGTAGAAAAACCTTCACTCAAAACCTTCGAAGGCTCTTATAATTTGTATTCCATAAAAGGAACATTATAGAGAGATATGGTTCATTTATTAATTCAATGAACGATAGTATTATTTTATTTAAAAAATGTTTATAAATGAAATAATAGAAGAAGGTGCCGCAAGGAGATAGCGGTACAAAAAGAAAATCTTCCTACTATTGATTTAGATATTATCAATAAATTTTTTAGTAATATCTTTTTATCTAAATCAAGTATACCCGTTCTGTTGACTTTTGTCAGGGGATAATCAAAAATAGTCTTTTAGCGTTGGATAAAAGACTGGGGCGTAACGGCAGGCAGTAGGCACCCTTTTGTGAATGGATTTGATTTTCCCTCCTTTTTGTATGAATTTTTCTTTCAATTTTTTCATCATACAAAAGGGGGGGGATAGTTCTATCAACTTATTCAAATTGTAATAATAGATATAGAAAGATCAATAGGTAGCAGAAAGATCAATAGATTAAAGATAAGTAGTTTGTTTAAAGATAAGTAGTTTGTTTAAAGATAAGTAGTTTGTTTAAAGAAAAATTCAAAATATTTTCAAAAGACATTCTTGAAAAGAATGTCTTGAAGAATTTGATTACGAAGTAATCAAAAACTATAAAATTATAATCAACCAGTAGATCTGTAAAATCAGTATATTTAGATTAACCAGTAGATTTAGATTAATCAGTAAAATTAATAAAAAAAACATATATAATCATTAATGGATAACTCTGTCTGAATTTTTAAAAACAATTCAGAGTGAACGAAGTGAACGACCATAACACCCGAAGGGTGTAAACCATTTATACTTAGAAGAATTTTTGCTGATTGATTCACTTCGTTCATCAATATAAAAAATTAATAAAAGAAATAAAGATAATACCATATCTTATAGTTAAATTCATTCACTTCGTTCATGAATTTGAAGATTTTTCATTCACTTCGTTCATTCAAATCTTCATTTTTACATTATTCTATGATTTTATGATTTCAATATGATTTATGAACGAAGTGAATAAATCATAAATTTTCATTTTTACATTATTATATGAATTTATGGTTTATTTTTAATCATAATACTTATCTTCATTTAACTACTCTTTTTACTTATCTTTTACCTTATTAAACTTATTGTTATTAATATAATAATCAAAGGTTTCGCCAAATTTAAATTGATTATTTTAATACAGTTTTAAAATTTTACAAAATAATTAAAAACATATATAATAATATAAAAAGAAAAGAGGTGTTATGAAAATTGGCGAATTATGTAAATAATGAAGAATTTTTAAAAGAATTAAAAAGTCTTCAAAAAACTAATAATATTTCAGAAAAATTACATTTGATATTTTTTCAAATTGCTAAAAATTATTCCAGAATTAAAGCATTTAGAAATTATTCTTATATTGATGATATGGTAATAGAAGCTTATATAAATTGTGTAATAATGGCAAAAAAGTTTGATGTTGAAAAAGGTAAGAATCCTTTTGCATATTTTACAACTGTTATTCATAGAAATTTTTTAAATTTTATAGCAAAAGAAAAAAAACAAGAATTAAGAAAATGGAAAGGAATGAAACAAATATATGAAAAATATCAAATTGAAAATGGAATATTTCTAACATTACCTGATAATATTATAGATAAAATGTATGGAGAATAAATGAAAATTGGAATTGTGGGAGATATTCATCTAGGAATTAATGAAAATAAACCAAAATTTAAAGAATACCAATTAAAATGTTTAAAATATATTCATAAAAAATTAAAAGAAGAAAATATTAAAGATATTATTTACTTAGGTGATATTTTTGATAAAAGACAATTTATAACTGTTAAAACTCTTAAAACTTGTTTTGAAATATTTAATAATGATTTTAATCAATATTTTATTTTAGGAAATCATGATGTTGCTTATAAAAATTCCAATCAATTAAATTCAGTTGAAATTCTTTTAGGTGATAATAATTCTGTAATTGTTGATGATTCAAAAGAAATTATTTTTGATAATAAAAAATTATTATTAGTACCTTGGATCAATAAAAATAATCAAGAAAAAATAACAAAACAAATTGAAAAAAGTAAAGCTGAATTTCTTTTTGGACATTTAGATCTTCAAGGATTTGAGATGTTAAGAGGGATATATTCACGTCATAGTGATGTTTCAATAAAATTATTACAAAAATTTGAAAAAGTTATTTCTGGTCATTTTCATTGTTATTCTGAAAAAGATAATATTTGTTACCTAGGTAATATTTGTCAAATGACATGGAATGATTATAATGAAAAAAAATATTATGGAATATTAGAAACAAAAACTGAAGATTTTATTTTAAAAGAAATACCTTATAGTATATATGAAAAAATTCGAATAAATTCTGAAGATGATTGTGAAAAAGATATTTTACGATTTAAAGATAAAATTGTAAAATGTTATTTATATGTTGATAGAAATGTTAAAATTGAAAAATTTTTAATTGAATTAATTGATGTTGCGATGTCTGTAAATATTATTGATAATCAAGTAATGCTTGCAACTTCTGATTTTAAACATGATAATCAAAATATGAATATTTTAGATTTATGGCAATCTTATATTAAAGAATTAAATTTATCATTAAAAGAAACAAAGATAATTAATAAAATTTTTGAAGATACATATATAAAATTTTATTCAGGAGAAATTAATTATTGAGATTTAAACATATTAAAATTAAAAACTTTTTAAGTTTTGGTAATTCTTTTACAGAATTTAATTTAGATACTAATGAGACAACTTTAATTATTGGCGGAAATGGAGTTGGTAAATCAGCTCTTTTAGAAGCTATTTATTTTGGTTATACAGGAAAACCATATCGAAAAATAACAAAACCAAATTTAATAAATAATTTAAATAAAAAAGATACTTTAATTGAATTAACTATTGAAAATAATGGTTCTATTTATATTATTCGTAGAGGATTAAAACCTAATATTTTTGAAATCATAAAAGATGGTGAACCTTTAAATGAAGATGCTAGTATAAGAGATTATCAAGAACAACTTGAAATAATTTTAGGAGTTGATTATAAAACTTTTAAACAAACTATAATGATGAGTTCACGTCATTACATTCCTTTCTTAGATTTAAAACCACAAGAAAAAAGAGAATTTATAGAAAATATTTTTTCATTAAAATTATTTTCTGATATGAATGATTATTTAAAAAAGAAAATATATACTACAAAAGCATTAATAAAAGATAAACAAAAAGATATTGAAAAAGTTTTATCGAATATTAAAATATTAAAAGAATTAAATGATAAGCAATCAAAACAAAATAAAGAACAATTAACAATATTAAAATTTGATATAAAAAAATTAGAAGAAAATCAAATTAATGATAAAAATAAAATTAAAGAAAAGAAAGAAATAATTAAAGAAAAGAAAGAAAGAATTAAAACTTTACAATTAAAAATTAAAGATAAAAATTTTTTAGAAAAAAGAATTAATATTTTAGAATATGATATTAAAAAACACCTAGATAAAATATCTTTTTTTCAAAAAAATGATGTTTGTAAAACTTGTGGACAAATTATTGATAGTAATTTTAAAGAAAAGACAGTTATTAAACATAAAAAAATAAAAGAAGAAAAAAATAAAAAAATTGATGAATTAATTTATCAATTAGATGAATTTGAAAAAATTCATCTTTTAATTAAAAAATTAGAAAAAGATATTTTATTAATAAATCAAAAAAATTTATTATTATTATCTAATATTGATAATTCAAATAAACAAATTAATGAAAAGAAAAAATTAATTAATAAATTAACTGATTCATCATTAATAAATCAAGAAGATTTTGAAAGATTTAATAAAGAATTATTATTAATTAAAAAAGAAAAAAATAAATTAGATCTTTTTCAAAAATATATTAATATCACAATTGATTTAATTTCAGAAAAAGGAATAAAAAAATATATTATTAAAAAATATGTTCCAATTTTAAATAGTTTATTAAATCAATATTTAAAAAGATTTGAAGCTTCTTATTCTGTTATGTTCAATGAAGAATTACAAGAAGAAATTATTGCTAGAGGATATGAAGATTTAACTTATGATAATTTAAGTTCAGGTGAAAAACAAAGGTTAGATACATCATTAGTTTTTTCTTTTTTAAAATTATGTAGATTAAAAAATTCTGTTGATACTAATGTAATTTTCTTTGATGAAATTTTAGATGCTTCTTTAGATCAATCAGGAATTAATGGAATTTTAAAAATATTTGAAGAACTTAAAATGCAAGGTTATACCGTATTTGTTGTTTCTCATAGACCAGGAACTGAAGAAAATTTTGATAAAATTTTTAAATTTAGTAAAAAAAGATATACAGAAATAGAGGAATTATGAGTTTTGATAGTAAAGGTAAAGGAAAAAAATATGAAGATAAAATTGCTTTAATTTTACATAAATATTTTTATACTAATTTTCAACCATATAAAGAATTATTTGATTCTGTAGGAAATCCAGAAGTAAGACCAAAAAGAGATTCTTCTTCAGGAACCTTTAAAAATTCTGATGGAGATATTGATTTAGGTTTATTGAAAAAGTTTTTCCCATTTTCAATTGAATGTAAACATAGAAAAGAATTAAATTTTCCATTAAATACTTTTTTAAGTGATTCAAATAAAATTTTAAGTGAAATTTGGAAAAAACAAGTAATACCTAAATCAGAACAAAATAATTTATTACCAATTATTGTTTTTTCAGCAAATAGAACAAAAATATTTTGTTATTTTGATAAAAATATTTTTACAAATTTACCTAATAGATGTATAATAATAGATGATAAAATAATTTGTTTATTTGAAGATATGATGAAACTTTGGCTCAAGGAGGAATTATATTGAGGAATTATATTCATTTAGATATAATTAAAGAAGATGATAAGGTTCATCTTCCAGAATATTCTACAGATGGATCTTCTGGAATGGATGTTCGTGCAAGAATTGATAAACCAATTACAATTAAACCAAGTGAACGAGTTTTAATAAATACAGGATTAAGATTTAATATTCCAAATTTTCTTGAAATGCAAATAAGACCTCGATCAGGTCTAGCTTTAAAACATGGAATAACTGTTCTAAATTCTCCAGGTACAATTGATTCAGATTTTCAAGGAATAGTTGGAATTATTTTAATTAATCATGGTAATAAAGATTTTATTGTTAAAGATGGAGATAGAATTGCTCAGTTAGTTCTTGTTCCATTTTTTGGTGGAATTCTACATGAAATTGATCATTTTATAAATGAATCTGAAAGAAAAGATGGTGGTTTTGGCCATACAGGTGTAGAATGATTTATCCTAGTGAAGAAGAAATTAAAAATGCAAGTCATTACCAATTAGCAAAGTGGTGGAGGTTTTTACCATCTCCAGGTTTTGCTCATACCGATTCGTTAAATTGGGAAGAATTAATGTTATTTGAAATTAAATTGATGGATTTAATTACTGTTAGATTTAAAAAATTAGGAGGAATGACTCCAGAAATTTCAAAACAATTAGGGTGGAATAAACCTTGACTTTATCTTTTCTTTATGTTACTATGTGACTATAAACAATAACAAATTGAAGAGGAGTCTATGATGGAAAATCAGTATCAATTTTATTCTAAAATTTTTGATGAATATATTAATGAAATTAAAAATGAAAAAAGTTTTATTATGATTTCTCAAGTAAAAAATGAATTTTGTAAAGCTTTAGAAATTGAAGAAAAATTTTTTCATAAATGTCTTAAAAAAACTAAATCGGATTATCTTTATGATATAATTGGTTATATTGATGGTATTAAAATTACCCGTTTTAATATTATATATAAGTTTAAAAAAATAATTAATAAAATCTATAAACAACTTGAAAAAGTTGAAAAATTAAATTTTAATGAAAAAAGATATGTTTTAGAATTTATGGAGAATTATATTGCCAATTTACCAGTATAAATGTATTAAATGTAATAAAACAAAAGAAATTCTTACTTTAAAAATTAATAAAAAATACGAAAATCCAGTTTGTGATTGTGGTACTGTTATGGTTAAAGTACCAGTTAGTGCTAATTTTGATTTGAAAGGATCTGGATGGACAAAGAAAGGTTTACAGTAGATGTCTTTAGATAATTTGAAAACTGCAGAATATTCTAAATTTATTCATAGAAGTAGATATGCTCGTTGGGATGAAAAATTAAAAAAGAGAGAAGAATGGAAAGATACAATTCAAAGATTTATTGATTTTTGGATGAAAGAAAAACCAGCTGAATTTGAAGAAGTAAAAGATAAAATTTTTAAAGGAATATATAATGTTGAAGTAATGCCTTCAATGAGATTGCTTATGACAGCTGGAGCAGCAGCTAAAAGAGATAATATTGCTGCTTATAATTGTGCATATACAGCAATTGATAATCCAAGAATATTTGATGAAATACTTTTTATTCTTCTTTGCGGTACAGGAGTTGGATTTTCTATAGAAAGACAATATATAAGTAAATTACCAGAAGTTGCTGAAGAATTTTTTCCTGTTGATACTGTAATTACTGTTCCAGATTCTAAAATTGGTTGGGCATCATCTTTTCGTCAAATTATATCTTTATTATATCAAGGACAGATACCAAAATGGGATGTTTCTAAAGTAAGACCTTCTGGTGCAAAATTAAAAACTTTTGGTGGAAGAGCATCAGGTCCTCAACCTTTAATTGAATTATTTAATTTTGCAATTAAAATATTTAAAGATGCTGCTGGAAGAAAATTAAATTCAATTGAATGTTATGATTTAGTTTGTAAAATTGCTTCGATAGTAGTTGTAGGTGGTGTTAGAAGAGCAGCATTAATTTCTTTGTCTAATTTAACTGATCAAAGAATGAGAGCAGCAAAAACTGGACAATGGTGGATTATTGAACCACAAAGAGCGTTATCAAATAATTCTGTTTGTTATACAGAAACTCCAGATATTGGAATTTTTATGGATGAGTGGAGAAATTTATATACTTCAAAATCTGGTGAACGAGGAATATTTAATCGTGAAGCAGTAGAAAAATTAATACCTAAACGAAGAAAAGAAATAAATGTAAATTATAAAGATTGGGGGAGCAATCCTTGTTCGGAGATTATACTTCGTAATAAAGAATTTTGTAATTTGTCAGAAGTAATTGTTAGATATGAAGATGATTTAAAAATTTTAAAACGAAAAGTTGAACTTACTACAATAATTGGAACTTTTCAAGCAACTTTAACAAAATTTAGATATATATCATCTACTTGGAAAAGAAATTGTGAAGAAGAAAGATTATTAGGTGTTTCAATGACAGGGATTATGGATCATCCTATTTTAAATGGTTCAAAAGGTTATGATATATTAAAAGAATGGTTAATAGAATTAAAAGAACATGCTATTAAAATAAATAAAAAATGGGCATCAAAATTAGGAATTAATCAAGCAGTAGCAATTTCTTGTATAAAACCATCGGGAAATGTTTCTCAGCTAACTGATACCGCTTCTGGAATTCATCCAAGATTTAGTCCATATTATATTAGAACTGTGAGAGCTAATGCTGATGATCCTTTAGCTAAATTTATGATTGATAAAAAATTTCCTTATGAAATAGATCAAATGAAACCAGGTATTAGTTTAGTTTTTAAATTTCCAATTAAATCACCAGAAAATTCAGTTTTTAGAGAAGATAGAAATGCAATAGAACAATTAGAATTGTGGAAAATTTATCAATTATATTGGTGTGAACATAAACCATCTATAACTGTTTATGTTAAAGAGTATGAATGGTTAGAAGTTGCTGCTTGGGTTTATAAAAATTTTAAAATATTATCTGGAGTGTCATTTTTACCTTGGGACAATGGAATTCATGTTCAAGCACCATATCAAGAATGTGATGAAGAAACATATAAAAAATTATTAGATGAAATGCCAAAAAATATTGATTGGAAAGAATTAGAAAAATATGAAAATGAAGATAATACTGTAGGTTCACAAGAATTCGCATGTACTGGAAATAAATGTGAAATATCATAGGAGATAAAAATGGAAAATGAAAAACAAGTTTATAAAGTTATGTGGCCCGATACACTTGAAATTGAAGAAGGTGAAATTTTAGATGAAATGGTAAATGATTTTTTATTTAAATCATATATTGATCATACAATTAATTGGATTCCAAAAAAATATTTTTTAAAAGATTAAAACCTTGACTTTATCTTTTCTTTATGTTACTATGTAATTATAAACAATAACAAATTGAAAGGATCTAAGATGAAATTTTTTGCTTCAGATGCAAAAACTAATTTACAAGAAAAAGCAAATAAAAAAATATTTAGTTTGATGAAAGAAGCTGAAAAAAAAGGTTGGGAATTACCAGCAGAAAAAGGTTTTTTCTTTGAAGTTAGTTATAATTATCATTCAGTTAATTGTGCTGGATATGCTATCAAAGATAATAAAAATAAAACTGTAAAAATTAAAATTCATACTGAAGCTCTTGAATTATTTGGTGAAAAATTTATTGATGATGTAGTGATTCATGAATTTAGTCATATTATTCAATTTTGTAATTATCCTCATAGTAAATCACACGGTCGGGAATTTAAACATATTGTAACATCATTAGGTGGTTCTCCTGAAAGATGTCACAATTATGATCTAAGAAAAATTTTAGGTAATCCAAAGAAAAAAAAGCAAAAACGTTTTGTTTATTATTGTCCTGAATGTGGAAAAACTTTTAAAGTTTCTAAAACTATTCATAATAGAATTACAAAAAAAGGTTATGAATATTTTTGTCCTATTTGTAAAACTGAAATTAGAGAGAAATAAAATTATGAACAGAATATTTGTAACTGGTGATTTACATGGACATATAGATATAAATAAACTTTCTAGTAAACATTGGAGAGAAGGTAAAGATTTATCTAAGGATGATTACTTAATTATTCTTGGTGATTTTGGATTAATTTGGTATGAAGATTTTAATGTTGAAGAAAAATATTGGGTAAAATGGTTGAATGATAAACCATGGACTACATTATTTATTGATGGTAATCATGAGAATTTTAATTTATTGGAAAAATTACCAGAAAAAGAAATGTTTGGTGGTAGTGTCGGTGCCTTTCAAAGTTCAATTTTTCATTTAAAGCGTAGTCAAGTTTATATTATAAATAATAAAAAGTTTCTTACTATAGGTGGAGCAGATTCTATTGATAAAAATAATAGAATTAAAGATTTAAGTTGGTGGCCACAAGAAATAATTACAGAAAAAAATATTTTAGATGCTTTAGTAAATATACAGAAATATAATTGTGAAGTAGATTATATTCTTACTCATTGTGCACCTGTAGAATGGGCTAGAAATTTAACAAAATTATTTGTTTATCAACCAGGTTTTTCAGAAGAAATGTTATCTATTTTTAAAAAAGTTTCTAATATTAAATTTACTCAATGGCTTTTTGCTCATTATCATAATGATATTGAAGATTCTTATCAAAAAATCTGGAAAAGTTTATATCAGGAGATAATAGAATTAAAATGAAAAAAATAATAACATTAATATGTTTTATATTAATTGTTATATTTTCAACAGATCTTCATAATATTGATAAAATTCCTTATGTAGAATATAAACCACAAAAAAATGAAAATTATTATATTTCAAAATCTATTATAGATGTAATAGTATATAATAGATTTAATAATAATATTATGAATAAAGATGAGATGAAGAAATTTGCTTATCAGATTGGTTCTGAATATAATATAAGTGAAACAATAAATGCTATAATTTTTTTAGAAACAAATTTTGGAAAAAGAGGGCGCATAGGAGATAATGGAATTGCTTTAGGAATTACACAAATTCAAATTCCTACTGCTAGATTTATCTTAAGAAAAATAATGAATATTAATTGTTATTTTTCTGATAATGAATTGAAAATGTTACTTACAAAAAATGATAAATTATGTATAATAATGACAAAACATTATTTATTATATTTAAAGAAAAAATTTAAAAATAAAAAATTAAATTGGAGTCATAGTCTTTTAAGTTATAATGTCGGACCTACAAAAGTTTTACATCATGGATTAAAAAGAGATCCGAATAAATATTTAAAGAAAGCATTACAATTTATTAAAAAGGAAAGGAAAAATGAAAAAGAAAAAAGTGAATTCTGTTTATTATGATATGTATGAAAATGAAGAATCAAAATGGCAAGGAAATAAAAAAATAAAAATCAATAAAAAACATAAAAATAGAGTATTTAGAAAAAACAATAAAAATTATATTAAAGAATTTATACTATTAAATAATTTTGAGGAGGAATGTATTGAGTAAAATTACAAATAAATTTAAAAAAGTTTTGAAAGATGATTTTATTTATTCTATGGATGAAGAAAATCCATATATTATTAAAGAATATGTTTCAACAGATTGTTTTATTTTAAATGCTTTACTTGGTAATGGTGATATTTTTGGTGGAATTCCAAAAGGTAAAAGAATAACATTTGCTGGTCCTTCATCAACAGGAAAATCTTTATTAACAGCTTATGTTGCTAAAAATTATTTAGATAATGTTCCTAAAGCTCATTTAATTGCTTTTGAAACTGAAGGAGCATCTTTTTATGATATGATGGAATCAATTAATGTTGATAGTTCTAGAGTAACAATTATTGGAGTAAATTCAGTTGAAAAATTTAGATCTTCAATTAGTAAAGTTTTAGATACAATCACAAAAGATAGAAAAGATGATACTGATGATACTGAATATATTTTTTTACTTGATTCTTTAGGAATGTTACCAACTGAAAAAGAAATTAATGATGCTAAAGATGAAAAATATGTTGCTGATATGACTAGAGCGAAAACAATACGTTCTATATTTAGAATTATAACAATGGATTTATTTAAATTACAAATTCCTTTTTTAATTGTAAATCATAGTTATGCATCTATGAGTTTATATTCATCACAACAACAAGGCGGTGGTGAAGGTCCTAAATATGCTTCTGATGTGGTTATAATGTTAACAAAAGCTAAAGCAAAAGAAGGAACCGAACATATAGGTGCAATTCTTTCATTGACAGTACAAAAATCAAGATTTATTCCAGAAAATATTAAAGCAAAAGTTATGGTTTTATTTAAAAAAGGAATAATGAAATATTCTCATTTATTAGATTTAGGATTAGATTTGAATATTATTAAGAAAGAAGGAATTAGTTATGTTTTAAATGATGTAAAAATGAAACGAACTGATATTTTAAAAGAACCAGAAAAGTTTTATACTTCTGAAAGTTTAGAAATTTTAAGAAATGAAATTTTAAAGACTTGGTCTTTTGGTCACAATTCTAATGATGAAGAATCGGAAGATTTAATTAGTGAGGTTGATATAGATGGCTGAAAAATTAAATTCATTTACTTTTCCAATAAAAATATTTGAAACAATTGATGTTTTGATTTGTTATGAATTTATAAATAATATGTTATCATTTAAAGCTATGTATAATCCAAAAGATATACATTCAAAAGGATATACAATTGAAGAATTTTTTAGTGAATTACAACGAGTTTTATCAATACCAGAAGAAGGAAATAAATGATTTCAAATATAATTTTAAAATCTTTAATTGAAAATAGAGTATTTGCTAGAAAAGTTTTACCATATATTAAATCGGAATATTTTAATGAAATAGAAAAAAAAGTAATATTTGATATAATTAAAAATTATATTATAGAATATAAAAATTTACCAACTTTAAGTTTAATTAAAATAGAATTAAATAAAAAAACAGACTTGTCTGATTCCATCCTTGAATCAATTTTTGATCATCTAGATAAATTACAAATTGAAGAAATAAAAGAATATGATGATCTGTGGTTGATAGATAGTTGTGAACAATGGTGTAAAGATCGTTCTTTACATAATGCTATTTTAGAATCTGTTGAATTAATTGAGCATAAAAAAAATACTAATATAATTCCAGAAATTATTAGAAAAGCATTACAAATTGAATTCAATTCTTCTATAGGAATTAATTATTTTAATGAAAAAGGTATAAATGATAGATGGGAATTATATAATAAAGAAGATATTAAATATGCTACAAATATTATTTCTTTAGATAATGTTTTTTCTGGAGGAATTGAAACAAAATCATTAACAATATTAATGAGCGGAACAACTGCAGGAAAAACTAGTTCAATGTGCTGTTTAACTTCTAATTTTTTAAGAAATGGAAAAAATGTTTTATATATAACATTAGAAATGGCTGAAGAAAAAATAGCACAAAGAATTGATGCAAATTTTCTTGATGTTGAAATTAATGATGTTCCATTAATGAAAGAATCAAATTTTAAGAAAAGAATATTAGATTTAAAATTAAAAACAATGGGTGATTTAGTAATAAAAGAATTTCCACCTGCGGCTATTTCTGTATCTAATATTAGAAATTTATTAGAAGATTTAAAAATTAAATTAAATTTTGAACCACAAATTATTGTTATCGATTATTTAAATTTAATGGTTTCTGATAGAATTAAAAAAGATCAAAATAGTTATACATTGATAAAATCAATTGCAGAAGAAATTAGAGGGTTAGGAGTTGAAAAAGAATTAAGTATATTATCTGCTACTCAAGGAAATCGACAAACAAATGATGAAAATAATTCTGATATAGATTTTACTAATGTTTCAGAATCTATTGGATTACCAGCAACTTGTGATGCATTAATTGGAATTATTTTTCCAAAAGAATTAAGAGAACAAAATATTCAAATATGGAAAATTTTAAAAAATCGATTTGGTGGAATTGTTAATCATAAAATTCCATTACGAGTTAATTTTGCTAAAGCTTTAATTTCAGAATTAGATGATAATGAAAAAAATAATTTTAGAATTTGTGATAATTCACAACAAAATCAAATTCAAGAAAAAGTTGAAGAAAGAAGATTAAAACAAAAGAATACAATTATTATTGAAGATGATCCTGAAAATGATATCATTTCAGGAAGTTTTGAAGATTTGTTAAGATAAACTTTGATAAATATAATAAATAAAATTTTATAGTCGAGGTATTATGGATCATACAAAAATGTTAAATTTAATTTTAATTGAATCGGATCAAGCATTAAAAGATGTTTTAAATTTAATTAAAAAAGATAAAAAAGCGATTAAGTTGAAAGATCAAAATTTAGAATTTTATGATTATATTTATTCAACTTATGAAAAAAAATTAGAAAAAATTCTTACAAAATATAAATTAGATTATGATGATTTAGCAGAAATTTTAATGAATATAATAGAAAAGGAGAAAATTTAAATGTCTATTGTAGCAACAGATTGGACTATCGATAGGTCCACTAAAGTAATAGCTTATATAGGAGATGATCATGATGGTGTATCTCCTTCCTACGCAACTGTAATTGAGTTTCATAGATGGTTACAAAGTTTAGCAGATGATGCTATCGCATCTGGCGATGATGAACTTGATATTACTAATGTTGATCCTTCTCGTAGATCAACAGATAATATTATTACATTAATTAATGATTATTCTATTGGAGATACTGAAGCAGAGCATTTATATGATGGTTCTGTTATTTATGATGATGGTGATGAAATTTATGATGGTATTGTAAATTTTGGTAATTCTGATGTTCAAATTCAGATTATTCAAGATGGTGCTGTTATTGCAGATGATTGGTGGAATTATGATGGTGGTGGATTAAATGCTGATTCAGCAGCAGGTATTTCTCATCGATTTATGATTAAAACTAAAACAGCAGGTGCTGATATTGATGGTCGTAGATTAATTGGTACTTGTAGACGATATGGTTATACATATTCTGAATTCACAATTAATGGAACATCTCGAGGTAATAATGTTTTAGCTTTAACTGATGCAACTGATTTAAATAACCAAACAATTTCTGGAACGGTTGCTGGTTGGACTGGAATTACTAATACTGAAGGTTATGCATCTATTGATGTTAATAATGATGGTACAAATGAACATTATTATGCTGAATGGGATAAATCATCTTATACCATTAATCAATTTTATGAACGAATGAAGTATTTAATTAGAGATGGTTCATCAGAAACATTATATGGTTTGAATGGTGAATTATTTCGTGGTATTACACATCAAATAGAAATATCAGGTCCAAGTGGTACATTTCAAGAACCAGAAGCATTATCTTGGGGTTCAGGTTCAACAGCGGGTACGGGTCAATTATTAGCTATTGATAGCACTACTGCTGGAACAAAAATGTGGATTCAACTATTAACAGGTGTGGTACCTAATGCTAATACAATTACTGGTGGAAGTAGTTCAGCTACCGCGACTGCAGGAACAATAACTGAACGTACAGTAAGTAAACCATTTTGTGGTATTTCAACTGGTTCAGCTATTATTGGTGCTTATGGTTTTGGTATTGAAGTTGCAGATCTTACTTCAAGTGATAAAGTTACTGATTTAGATAATAATGTTATTACTCCTCCAAACTATGTAACAAATACAGTTGCTGGTTTGGTAAGTGGTGAGGATAGAGTTCTTGTTGGTCCTTGGGATGGTTCTTCAACTGATACTAATGGCGATCCTGCTATTGATAAAGATCAACTTTCATTAGCAACATCATTAACTGCTGATAATATTACATCAGTTATTGTTGATGAAGCTATTCCTTCAGACACTCCTTCATCTGGTTTTATTCGTGTAACTGATGATGATGGATTTGAACGTAGATTACATTATTCTAGCTGGGATACGAGTACTTTTACTATTGATACTACAGATGGAAATGAAGATTTTGCAACAGTAAATGCAACAAATGGTAATGATATCTATATTGCATATATTGATGAATTAGCTACAGGTTCAACAGCAGATTTTACAAGTGTGCAATCTGGAACTCGTCAATTAGTTGTTATTGTTAGAGATGGTGGTGGAACTCCAATCAAACAATTTATTTCAAGTTGGTCACAAACATCTTCAGCAAGTACAATTACTGCTATTAGGACTACTGATGCCTAAATGTAATGGATGCACTCTGTGTTGCTATTTATTTAATATTCCAAATTTAAATAAAAATAGTAACACAGAGTGTTATTATTGTAATAATATAGGATGTTCAATTTATAACAATAGGCCTGATTATTGTAAAGGGTTTAATTGTGCATATTTACAACAAAAAAATCCTGATATTAGATTACGTCCAGATAAATGTGGAGTAGTATTTGAAAAGATAAATGATTGGTTATTCCATGGAACTATGGATGATCGAAATCAATTTAGTGATACAGCTAAAGCACAAATAAGTGCATTTAATAAACAAGGTTATTCTGTTGTAATTAAATTAAAAGATAAAAAATATTTTTTTCCTACTGATGGAAATACAATTCAATCAATAATATTAGCTTTAAATAAATTTTTAAGAGTAAAATATGGCAGCTCCAATTTACACAACTGATTTAACTGATATTGATTTATGCGAAAGTGGTTCTTCTTATGAAGAATTTTCAGGATATACCAAAGGAGATGGGGCAGATGTAGAAACTGACCTTTATATTCAAGGGTCTGCTTGTGCTTCTGATGAAAATAATAATAAGACAGGTGTAGGACATTCGATCGGAGTTGATTATGGTTCTAATATAACATTCAACACGGGTGATTGTTTTTTTGCTTGGATGTTTTATCAGGTTCCAAATGCTGTTGATACTTTTGATAATGGTGGTTACCGCTTATTAATAGGTGGGGATATCAATAATTTTGATGGTTGGAAAGTTGGTGGAAGTGATTTTGGCAGAAATCCTTATGGTGGATGGGTAAATGTAGTGGTTGATCCTAATTTTACCGCTGATTATACAGTTGGAACACCCTCTGGAAATTACAGACATTTTGCCACAGCCTTCAATTGTGTTGCTGGAACTCTTAAAGGTCGCCCTGTTTGTGCTGATGCATATCGTTGTGGTCGAGGAGAAATAAAAATAGAATATGGAGATAGTTCTAATGGATATGGAATTTTTTCTGGAATAGCAAATCAAAATGATAGTCAAAATAATAAATGGGGTCTTTTTCAATCAGAAGGTATTGGATATCTTTGGAAAGGTTTACTGAGTTTTGGTAATTCAACGAATGCTTGTGATTTTAGAGACTCAAACGTAAATATAACAATTGACAATACTCCCAGAACGTATGCAGCTTTTAATAAAATTGAAATTAATAATGCTAGTTCCAGAGTGGATTGGATAGGAATTTCTATTATAGCATTATTAGAATCTCAATTATCACCAGGAAATTTTGAAGTAGTTAATAATGCTGATGTGAATTTTGACAGCTGTACCTTTACAGACATGAATACGTTTATTTTTATGTCTAATAGTACAATTCTTAATTCTACATTTCGTCGTTGTGCTCAAGTAACTCAAGGGGGTGCAACTTTTACTAATTGTTTATTCACAAAATCGGATGCTGATATTTCATTATCTGTAAATGATTTATCTGCGGTTACTGGTTGTACCTTTGAGAGTGATGGCAGTAATCATGCAGTAGATTTGGGTATTATTTCGTCAAACACCAGTGTAGATTGGAAGAATTATTTAACTGGATATACTTCTTCTGATGGAAGTACTGGTAATGAAGCAATAAAAGTTAATGTAGCTTCTGGAGTCACATTGACAGTGAATGTAGGAAGTGGTTATGATACTCCATATTTTTATAATACAGGAAGTGGTACAATTACAGTGGTTGTAAATCCTGTAGATACATTAATAACAGTAAAAGATTTATCAACAGGTTCTATAATTTCTGGAGCAACTGTTTTATTATGGGTGACTGATAATTCTAATTATTTTTATCAAGCAAGTGTATCAATTACAGGTTCTGGTACTACTGCAACAGTTTCACATAATAGTCATGGATTAAGTACAGGTGATTATGTAATTATTAGAGGAGTAAATGAAGATGTTTATAATGGAGCTTATTCAGTAACAGTAACTGATGCTAATACATATACATATACAACAAATGAAACAATTTCAACTTCACCAGCTACCGGAACAATAACTTCAACTATGGCTATTTTAAATAATACTACAGATGGAAATGGACAAATAAAGGATACTCGTTCTTGGAATAATGATCAACCAATATTAGGAAGAGTAAGAAAAAGTTCTTCTAGTCCTTATTATATTCAAGGAATAATTAGTGGTACTATTTCTAAAACGACTGGATATACAAATATAATTCAATTAATAAAGGATGAATAATGAAATCTGGAGAAAAAGAATTAAGATTAGCTTTTGAAGAAGTAACCACAAATAATGTCAAAGCTGTAGTTGATCATTCAAATGAAACAAGAAAAATTGTTAGAGAATTAGAAGATAAATTAAATTCTCTAGGTGATTTGATAAGAAATTATGATACTACTATTGATTTGTTAAAACAACAAATTACTCATTTACAAATGAAAATGTTTAGTGGAGGAACACATTAATGGCAATTTCTATAAATTGGCCGACTGGAGTAATATATATTCCTAAAGCTGATTTGACTCTTACCCAATCAAGTCCTACTGAAATAAGAGAGTTGGATATTAATTGGTTTCGTCTTACTTTGAAAGATTTAGAGGATGATCCAGATGGGATGCCATTTCCTAAAACTCATCGACATAATACAGAAGTGACAGTTGGTGGTTTAACTTTAGCTCGAGTGGTTGAAATATTACCTCCATATACAATTACTTTTGAAGATGGTCAATATGCGGTTAATTTAGTCGGAGCAAATTCAAATATTGGTGATAGAGTAAATGTAAATCAAGTTTCAGTTCGTTCTCAAAATAGTGCTGGGATGATTTCAAGTCCAGAAATTGAATATGCAAGTTTCAATGGTGGAATTTCTTATGATGAAATTCATGGTTTTTCTGGAACTATGTATCCAATAGGAACTCCTCGAAAACCTGTTAATAATATTATTGATGCACAATTAATAGCTGAATATAGAGGATTTACTACTGGTTATATTATTGGAGATGCAACATTTACAAGTGATACTAATGTCAAGAAATTTTCTTTTTATGGTTCATCAAGAGATATCACTCATGTTCACATAGACGATGGTGCTTCTGTAGAAGATTGTATTTTTAATAATATGCATATCACAGGTTATTTAGATGGAAATTCAAGATTAATTGAATGTTCTATAGATAATATTGATTATATTAAAGGAAAAATGGAACAATGCTTACTAGAACCAGGCACAATAAAAATATTATCAAACGGCGTAGCTTATCTATTAGATTGTTGGACAGGGCACACAACAACCATGGTCAATCTTCCAACCATAGACATGAACGGCTCAGGCCAATCCCTAGTCATACGAAACCACAACGGGGCCATAAAGATCATAAACAAAACAGGGCCGGAAACCATCGTCGCAACTCTTGATGGTGGCTCATTATTTATTGATTTAACTACGGTAACGGATGGAGTGATTATTACTGAGGGGGTTGGCAGTTTGGTTGATGCTGCGACTAGAACATCTATCCCTTCTGGTGATTATGGAAATTTAACTATTCAAAACTCACTAATAAGTACAAACACAATAACTGAGGAGATTTTGGATAAAAATGTTTCAGAGCACTTGACTGATGGAAGTGTGGGCGCTTTTATTAATGATATTTCATATACTGAAAAGCATATTTACATTAATACCGAAGCTAGTACAAACGGTGACGGAAAAAGTAGTAGTCCATTCAATAATATTTCTGATGCTGTAGATTTTGCGGAGTCTGTAGGTTGGAAAAAATTAGTATTTTTAACAGATGCCACACTGGAGCGAAAACTTAAAAACTTTTCTATTGAGGGAATTGGCTTGCCCACTATTGATTTCAATGGACAAGATGTTGATAAGTCAGAATTTGAAAAAGTTAAATTAACAGGCCAACAGGTAGGATCTATAACAGCAAGGGAGGTTGTATTACTTTCCGGTATTTCTGGTTTAAATGGTGTATATAAAGAGATTGGTATTGCTGGAAATGTGACATTAGCCAATCCATCCAATACTGTATTTGCTTCTGCATCAACATTTGCTACCGGAACCCCTCCGGGACAATTTATAATTGATTTAGGAAATGGAAGTGGGGCAGTTGTTTTTAATGGAAGAAAATTATCAGCTAATATTTTGGTAAAAAATTGTAATGCCAGTAATCGGGTAGCTACGCTAGAGTTTTCTGGTGGGCACCTATTATTGGATGACACAAATACTGCTGGAAGTATAGGGGTTTCTGGATTGCCTAAGTCGGCATTTACAAATAATAGTAATGGAGTAACAATAAATTCATTAGGTTTATTTCCTTCGGAAGAAACAATTACTACTGCTGTTTGGGTTTCACCTGAAGCTAAGAAAATAATTGCTTCAGTAGAAAATAAAGCAATTATTACAAATGAAACAAATGGAACTCAAACTGTTAGAGTTTATGCTGAAAATGGTACTGATGTTCTTTATAGTTTTACAGTAAGTGATGACAGAACTATGAGGATTCCAATATAATGGCTGGAATTTATCCTGATTGGTTAGGTAATATTGGTGGTGGTCAAGTAATAATAAAAACTGTTTATGTTGAAGTACCATGTTCTGATGGAATTGGAAGAACAGAATTAATAAAACAAATAACAGTACGAGCTAAAGTTTTGATAAATAATAAAAAGAAAAAAATTAAAATTAAGGTAAAATTAATATGAAATCTTTTAGAGAATATTTAATAGAATCACCTTTAACTCCAGAGCAATATAAAAAAGATGCTGATGTAGCAAGATCATATTTTTTAAAAAATATGATACAAATATTTCCTTTTGAAAATTTTGTTTTTGAATGTAAATATGATAAAATTATGTCAGATTCTATGTTAATAACATTTGCAAATATTTCTGAAGAAAAAAATAATTCAAATACTTTAGCTTGGGTCAATGCTAAAATAAAAGCAAAATTTGAAATGGATTTTACTGATGAAAATGGAGATTTAAAACCTTCTAATATTTTTAAAATAGAAATGATACAAGGTAATTTTAGAAAAGCAAAAGTAAATTATAAAACTATTAAAGGAAAATCACCTTTAGATGCAATTAAAAAACTTGTTTTATGGTTTAAAAAAAATGAGAAAAAAATAAAGGACGTAACATTATGATAGAAATAGATCCTAAACAATCTACAATTTTAAAATTTGAAGTTGATGTTTCTGGTTCTGAAGCAATTCCTAAACCAAGATTAGTAATTCCAATTTCTGAAAAAGGAATTAGTTTAATTTTTGAAGGAATTATAAATGATGGAAAAGTTGAAGTTGATGTTTCAGAACTTTTACAATTAACTGATTCTAAAAAATTTAAAGGTAAATTAGAAGTTATTGTTGAAGATAGTATTTTTGTTCCTTGGGAAGAAGATATTGTTATTAAAAAAAGTGCAGTAGTCAAAGCTAAAACAATTAATTCATCAGTCAAAGAAAGTAAAATTGTTGTTACAGCTTCTAATAATGAAGATTCTGATGATTCTTTGATGGAAATCAAAAAGAAATCTATAAGAGATTTATTTAATGAAGAGTTATAAAGAATTTTTATTATTAGAAGGAAAAATTAAAAAGAAATCTATAAGAGATTTATTTAATGAAGAGTTATAAAGAATTTTTATTATTAGAAGGAAAAATTAAAAAGAAACCTTTTAATAAAAATCCTAATATTGGTTGGTGGTTAGATAATGATCCTATAACTTTTTATCATGGGACTCATATTCGTAATATTGATTATATTGAAAAAAATGGTTTAAAATCACCAAAAGAAGGACCAACTGCTGGTTGGATTAGTTTAGCATTAGAACCAAATACTGCTTACGGTTATGCTTCAATGTCAGGAGCAGGTGGAGAATCTGAATTTCGTTCTGCAGGACATAAAGCTATAACAACAAAAAAAGAAGAAAGAGTTGTATTTATAATTAAATTACCTAAAAAATTAGTATTATCAAAAATGGGTAAAGAACGTGGTGCCATGCAATCTACTAGAACAAAATTAATAAATAAAAATGAATATGAATCATGGAATAAAACAGATCAAGAATATTATGCTTTAACTGAAATTAGAATGCCAAATAAAATCGATACAAAATTTATAAAAGGTTATATGGTTAAATGAAAAAATTTAAAGAATTACATGAAGTCACTTTAACTCAAACAGCTATTAATTATTTAACTTATAAATTTATCATATTATTAAAAGATAAATTTGTAGATTGGGAAGCTTATAAAATGGGTTTGATTGATGAAAAGGGTGAAATAGTTCAAAAACCTAAATCAACGAAAGAAAAAGCGGCTTTAGATGGACTAACTAATTTAGTAAGGAAAATTAAAAAAATTCTTGTTAAATATATTGGTGATTCAAAAATGTTGAGTATTTTAATTACTGCTTATTTAATGAAATCTGAACAATATTCAATTTTAAATTTAGAACAAGAAATAAATGAAGAATTAAATGAAGATGAAATTAAAGAATTAAAATTTATATTATTAAAAATTGATTATGATGATTTAGTAAAATAATTTTTACATTTTTCATTTATTGTTTTATAATATTATATTAAAATTTAAAACAAACTCATTCCTAAAATATTTTAAAATTAATCCGACATCTTCAAAATTGTAACCTAATGTATTCTTTAAAGTTTTTCATAAAAAAGTCTTTTAAATTGAATTTTTATAGAAATCTAACATACACCTTGGTATGTTTTTGCATTTTTTGAAAAAAGTGTATTGTAAGTATTTAATTTTATTAATGAAAAAAACGAAAATGACGATTAAACGTCTTTTTTAATAATGGGGGGGGAATTTATTGTGACGGCTTTAGATGAAATTTTTGGACATGAAATAGAAGAGAAACCAAAGAATAATATTTTAATAATTGATCTTTCAAATATTTTGCATTCAACATTTCATGCACAAGTTAGATTTGATAGATCATTAAAAGATGAATTTGAAAAATATGCAATGTGGAGATTTTTAATTTTAAATTCAATTTTAAATATTAAAAATAAATTTCAACCAGATGAAATTGTTTTAGCATTAGATGGTAAATCTTGGAGAAAAAAATGGTTTAATTATTATAAAGCAAATAGAGTTTTAGCAAGAAAAAAACAAACAGATATTAATTATGAAGAATTTTTTAAGGTATCAGATGAATTTATTGAAGAAATCATCGATATTATGCCATATAAAGTTATTAAACATAATGATGCTGAAGCTGATGATATAATCGGAATTTTGGCACATTATTTAAAAAATAAAAATATTATTATTACTTCCAGGGATAAAGATTTCAAACAATTATTAAAATTTTCAAATATAACATTATATGATCCTGTGACAAAAAAGTTTTTAACTTCTGAAGATCCTTATTTATTTTTAATTGATCATATTGTACGTGGTGATTCATCAGATGGTATTCCTAATATTTTTTCAGATGATAATACTTTTGTTGATTCTTCAAAACGTCAAAAAAGAATTACTAAAAAAATTATAGATGAAGTTTTTGAAAATGGTTTAGAAAAGTTTGTAGTGAATAATAATTTAATAAAAAATTATGAAAGAAATAGAAAATTAATTGAATTATCAGAAGAAACTATTCCTCAAGAAATTTGGAATGATGTAATTTTTAAATATAATAATATTGAACCAGAAAAAAATTATATTAAAATAATAAAATTTTTAAGAAAACATAAAATAAGATCTTTAATAGATAAAGCTGATAAATTTTTATATTAAACCTTGACTTTATCTTTTCTTTATGTTATTATGTAATTATAAACAATAACAAATTGAAGATGGAGGTACAAAATGAAAATTAATGATGGGCGAATAACTTTTTTAGTTGGAAATGAAAGTACAACTATAGAAATTTTTGATGCTGATGCGAATATTATTTTTGCGAAAATAAAATTAACTAATGAGCAGTTCGTTCAGGCTTTATCTCGATTAGCTAATACAGAATGTGATCTTGAAGTTTTTGGATTAAAAAATGTAGGTAAAAAAAGAGAAAAAAGAGATTTAATCTTTAAAGTTAGTGATACAGTAATATATCAAAATCGAATAGAAAAAGCAAAATCTTTAGTTAAATCTTTTTGTCCTGAAGGATGGGAACCAGCAATGTATTTTGGATCTCAAAGTTCTTTCTTTGTTAAAGATAAAAAATTATTTGCAAAAACCTATATGTATAGATGGGTGGATTATGAAAAATAAAAATGCTGTATTACGTGTTTGCGCTTCTTGTGAATGGATCTTTAAAGCTGTAAATAATAATTGGCATTGTCCTAAGTGTGGTTTTGGTTCATATGGTGCAAGATATGTCTATGGTGAATCAGCATATCAATATGCTAAAACACAAAAACCTTGGAAAATGAGAAAAATGAATGCTTATGAAAGTCTATTAGATTCTGAAATTATTGAAAATTTCTTACATGAATATAGATAAAATGAATTAACTTTGAAATTGGTAAAAAAAATGATTAAATGTCCAATGTGTGATAGTTTGAGATTAATTTTTAAAAAAAATAATAAAATAAAATATGAATGTTTACTTTGTGGAACAAAATTTAATTATCAAAATGGAATAACTGATATTAAATTTAATAAACAAATTTTACTTGAAAAGGTTGAATTATGATAATTAAAGAAGAAGATAGAGTTATCATATTTTATCCTAACCCTAGACGTGAAATAATTTTAACACCTGAAGAATATGAAGAATTATGTAATATGATTAGATGTCTATCTCATCATATTGAAATAAAAAAACCATTGATTAAAAAAATTAAATAAAAATCTTGACTTTAACTTTTCTTTATGTTATTATGTGTTTATAAACAATAACAAATTGAAAGGATTTAAGATGATATCACATAAAGAGGTTATTAGACAGATTCGTAAAAATGTTTATTTTAAAAATTATGATAGTTATTCAGATCGTCGTAAGAATCATCAACGAGTTAAATTTTTTGGTGTTTCTGAAAATGAAAATTTAGTTGAAGAAATTCAACATTTTTTGTTAAAGAATCATTATGGCGATATTTCTATTGAAGAAATATCGCCATCTAAATATAGTAGGATAATAAATAATAGTGTAGTTATAAAATTTCCATATAATTTATATAATTAAAAAGGAGATTATGATGAATTCAATAATTAAAAATGGTCAAGTTTGGTATCTTAAAGAAATGAAAATTTATGTTGAAATTATTTCAGTAATGAAAGAAAGAGTAATTGTTAGTGAATTAAGTAATCCTAAAAAAGAACTTTCAAATTCAAATCAAATTTATACTTTACCTAAATATGAAATTGTTGGTAGAATTATTCAAGAAAATATTTAGATGTACGTAGAACTAAAGTATCTTAAATTTTTACCACTAGAAGGTTTTACAGATAAGGGCAATAGGAAATTTAATTTCCGTTGCCCTATCTGTGGGGATAGCCGGAAATCTAAAATTAAAAAAAGATGCTGGGCAACTGAATACAAAAATAAATTATGGATAAAGTGTTTTAATTGTGATTATTCAAGTTCTTTTCAATATTTTTTAAAAAATTATTTCCCTTTATATTATCAAGATTATATGAAAGAAAAGTTTGAAAATTTTTCTTCTATCTATACACAAAAAAAGAAAAAATCTTTCAATGATATTTTTTCAAATCAATATGAAAATTTAAATTTACAAAAAATTATTGATCTTCCTTCAAATCATAAAGCAATTAATTTTTTAAAAGATAGAAAAATTCCAAAACAAAATTATCAAAACTTTTATTATGATGATAATTTTTCAAAATGGATTAATGAAAAAATAGAAAAGGGAGGAATTAATTTTCAAGCTGATTTAGATAGAAGGATTATAATTCCTTTTTTTAATAAAAGTAAAAAAATATTTATGGTTCAAGGAAGAAGTATCGATAATATTGATCCAAAATATTTAACATATAAATTTGATAAAGATTCAAAAAAAATATATGGCTTAGATAAAATAGATTTTTCAAAAACTGTTTATGTGGTTGAAGGACCTTTAGATTCTTTATTTATTGATAATTGTTTAGCTGTTGCTGGTTCTTTATCAAATTTGGAAGAATTATTAAAATATACAATCAAAGAAAATATTGTTGTTATTCCTGATAATGATAAAAATAATTATCAAACAAAACAGTTTATTGAAAAATTAATTAATAAAGATTTTAATATTGTTATATGGCCAAAAAATATTAATTTTAAAGATATTAATGATGCTATTATTAAAGATTATACAAAAGAGGAAATATTTAATATAATAACTAAAAATACTTTTAAAGGATTAAAAGCTATTATTGAATTTAAATTAAAAAGGATGTAAATGAAATTTTATACAGATGTATTCATTCATAACGGGAAAATTTGTTGTTCAAGTTATGAAAATGGTGAAAAGAAATTTATTAAAAAAAATTATTGTCCTGAATTATATATTTTAACAAATAAAAATACAGGATTTAAAGATATTTTTAATGAAAATTTAGAACCAATTGGTTTTAATTCAATTTCAGAATATAATCAATATAAAAAGAATTATAAAGATACATTAGATCTTTATGGAGATATATCTCCAATTTATCAATTTATTAATGAAAAATTTCCTAAAAAAATTAAATTTAATATTTCAGATATTAGAATATTTTTATATGATATAGAAGTTATTAACATTTATAATGATAGTAAATTAAAAGGTTTTCCTCAACCTCAAAATGCTGAAGTTCCTATTGTTGGGATAACAATTAAAGATTTAAAAAGTAAAACTATTTGGGTTTTAAGTTTAGTTGATTATGATCCAAAGAAAACTAAATTGGAATTAGATGGTGATGTAAAATTTAAAAAATTTAATACAGAAGAAGAACTCTTAATAGCAACAATTAAAATTTTTGAAAAATTTAGACCAGATATTTTACTTGGTTGGTATAATAAGAATTTTGATGATTCTTATTTAATACATAGAATGTTAAAAATTCTTCCTGAAAATATTGTTAAAAAATTATCTCCGGTTGGTTATGTTGATGTTTCATTTAATGAAAATAAAGCAGGAAAAATTGAACCAAAAACAGTTATAAAAGGTTTACAAATTCTTGATTATATTGAGTTATATAAAAAGTTTATTCCAGCAGGTAGAGAATCTTATTCTCTAAATTTTATTTCTTCATATGAATTAGGTGAAGAAAAAATTAAATATCAAGATTTTGATAACTTAAAAGATTTTTATTTAAATGATCCACAGAATGCTACAGATTATAATATATATGATGTTGAATTAATTGATTTATTAGAAAAAAAATTAGGATTAATTTCTTTAGCAATAACTATTGCTTATAAAGCAAAAATTAATTATGAAGATATATTTAGTCCTTTAAAAACATGGGATGTTATTATTTTTAATGAATTAAAAGAAAAAAATATTATTATTCCTCCTCATAAATATAATCTAAAAGAAAATTATCCTGGTGCTTTTGTTTTAGAACCAACACCTGGTATTTATGATTGGGTTATGACATTTGATTTAGCAAGTTTATATCCTCATTGTATTATGCAATATAATATTTCACCAGAAACTATTGTTAATAAAACTGAAGATGTTAATCAAAAAGAAATTGATAAAAGGTTTTTAAATAAAGAAATTAACATAGATAAAAATTTAATACTTTCAGGTTCGGGTCAATATTTTAGAAAAGATAAAAGAGGTTTTTTACCTATTTTAATGGAACAATTTTATAATGAAAGAAAAATAATTAAAAAACAAATGTTGAAAAATAAACAGAAATATGAAGAAATTAATGAAGAATTAAAAAAAAGGGGAATTTTGTAAATTATCATTTTTGATAATATGATAAATAAACATAATATGATAAAAGGAGATTAAAATGTATTATGTTTATAAAACAATTAATAAAATAAATAAAAAATTTTATATTGGAGTACATAAATCAAATAATATTGAAAATGATGATTATTTAGGTTCTGGCATTCTTATTAAAAAAGCAATTGAAAAATATGGTATTGAAAATTTTGAAAGATATATCTTATGTGAATTTAATGACAGAAATGAAGCATATAACTTAGAAAAAGAACTTGTTGACAAATCAAATAAATTTTCTTATAATTTAAAGGAAGGAGGTTATGGAGGTTGGGATTATGTAAATTCTTTAGGATTAAAAAATTGTATGAAAAATTTAGAAATTAGAAAAAAAAATATTGAGAGTCATAAAAAAAATAAATCTTATAGTTCAGAAAAATTTCAGAAAGCATGTAGAGAAAATATTAAAAAAGCAATTGAATATAATACTGATCGTAGTTGGAAAAAGGAAAGTAAAGAAAAACTTTCTAATTCTCTAAAAGAATATTATAAAAAACATGAAAGTATTCTTAAAGGAAAAAAATTAAGTGAAAAAGAAAAACAAAAAAGATCTGATGGTTGGTCAAAAGAAAAAAGAGAAAAACAAAGTATTTTACAGAAAGAAAGAATAAAAAATAATCCAAGCATCGTAATTACAAATAAAGGAAAAAAATTTAGTGAAGAAACCAAACAAAAAATGTCAATAGCAGCAAAAAATAGTTGGAAAAAAGGTAGACAAAAAATAAAATGTCCTTATTGTGGTAAAGAAGGATATAAAAACAATATGATTAGATGGCATTTTGATAATTGTAAATTGAAAGAAAAATAAATGAATTATTCAAAAATGAGTACGGAGGAACTGCTAAAGCTTCGTACACAGATAAATTATCTAGTTTTTCATCAAGATAATGAACAATTAGCAATGAAGATTTTGCTAAATTCTGTGTACGGCGCTTTAGCCTGAATAAGCTAATAATCATTTTAGATATTTTGACATTAGATTAGCAAAAGCAATTACTCTTTCAGGTCAGTTAGCAATAAAATGGTCTAGAAAATATTTAAATAAATTTTTAGAAAAGAAATTTAATATTCAAGAAAATAAATGTTTGGCCGGAGATACCGATAGCTGTGAAGGTTCTACTATTATTAAAACAGAAAATGGTGATATAAAAATTGAAGATTTATATAAACAAATAAATGGTAAATTGATTATTGATGATAAATTGAATAATAATTTTATAAAAGAATGTAATAATAAAAAAGCATATGGTGTGAATGATGAAAAAGAAATAGTTTTAGAAGATATAAATTATATTATGAAACATAAAGTAAAAAAGAGAATGTATAAAATAAAAGTTAAAAATAAAGAAGTAATTGTTACTGCAGATCATTCAATTATAGTTTTACGAAATGAAAAATTAATAGGTGTAAAACCTGGAGAAATTCAAAAAACTGATAAGGTATTATATATATGTTGACATGTCCTTTTTGTTATAAAGAATTTAAAAGTTGGAAAGAAATAAAAATACATTGTTTGGAAGATTGTGAAAAATGTAATAATGGTGAATTAAATGATTATATTAAAAATATAATTGAATTAAATTTATCTTTAAATCAAATAGATGAAAAATTTAAAATTAAATAAATTTGGGAATATGATTACCAAAAAAAGATGTGTATAAAACAATCAATAAATTTTGATGTTTTTATATTTGGGAATCTGATTTCTTAACGAATGAAGAAGAAAATGTTAATATTATATATGAACAAATTATGAAACTTTATAAGGATATTAAATGCATTTAGAATTTACTGATGATTTTGTTGTTGAAAATCTAGGTGAACAGGAAAATTGGGTTTATGATATTGAGGTTGATAAATGTCATAATTTTTTTGGTAATGATATTTTATTACATAATTCTTTATTTTTCTCTTTTGATTTTGTTACAAAAAATCTTAAAAATAAAGATCCTAAAGAAATTACTGAAAGTTTAAATAAATTTTCTGTTAAATTTATTGAACCAGAATTAAATAATATATTTAATGATTTAGCTAATTATTTAAATGTAAATGAAAATAAAATGGTTATGGAACGTGAAAAAATAATGGAGAAGTTTCTCATTATTGGAAAGAAAAGATATACTTATTTATTATGGGATAATGAAGGAGTTCGTTATGATGAACCACAATTAGGTTTCACAGGAGTCGAAGTAGTTAGATCATCAACACCAAATATCATTAAACCATATTTAAAAGAAAGTCTTAAAAAAATAATGATAGATGGTGAAACAGGAATTAAACAGTATATTTCTGAAGTTAAAGAAAAGTTTTTTGAAATGAGTCCAGAAGATATAGCTTTTCCAAGATCTGTTTCTGATGTTGCAAAATATACTGATAGATCAAAGATGTTTAAAAAGGGATGTCCTATTGCGGTTAGATCAGCTATAATTTTTAATAATTATGTAAAAAAATATAATTTAAATTTTCCACAAATATCTGATGGAGAAAAAATTAAATTTTTATATATGATTACTCCTAATAATTTTTTTAATTCAAATGTTTTTGGATTTGTGAATAAAATTCCTGATAAAGAATTAGTTGAAAAATTTGTTGATTATCATACTCAATTTCAAAAAGTTTATTTTGATGTAATAAAAAATATCACTGTTAAATTAGGTTATGATTTGTTTGAGAAAAAACAAAATAATTTAGATGAGTTATTTTAAGGAGAAATAATGAAAACTGATTGTTTATGTTTTGATATGTGTAGAAAATCGGTTGAGCAATGTAATGAAAATTGTGATTTATATATAAAATCTTCAGTAAAACATAATGATTTTGATATTGTTTGGAATAAATTTATATCTAAAGGTGGTACATTTCATTTTAGTTTAAAAAATGGTGTTATTGCTAAAATTAAAAATGAAAGACCAATTTGTTTAAATCTTTAATAACAGATATGATAAATATAAAAAATAAATTTTATCATTAAGGAATTAAATATGCCGAATAATATTATTAAATCTTTTGCTGAAAAATCTGGTAAATCAGTTAAAGAAGTAGAAAAGTTATGGAATAAAGCTAAAGCAATAGCTAAAGAAAGTGATATACCTGAAACAGATAAAGATAAATTTTACTCTTATGTTACTGGAATTTTAAAAAAAATGTTATCGATTAAAGAAGCAACTACTGCTGCAAATATTCCAGATATTTCAGGTCCAGCAGGGTTTATGCCAGGTAATATACCTTATTTTAATTGTAATGATGAACAATTTTGGTCTCTTCATACAAAATCTAGACAAAATAAACAATGGTTTAATAAACATTATGGTGATTCATCAATAGGACAATGGTGTAAAAAAAATAAAGGTAAAGATTTTTATATTAAACATGAATCAGGAATGTTTAGAAAAATTAAAGCTAAATGAAAAGGAAATAAAAATGAAAAAAATTTTTTTATTAATTTTAATGTTATTAATGATATCAACATCTGTATGGGCAAAAAATGTTAATATAACATGGAATCAAAGTTCTGAATCTGATTTAGCTGGTTATTGTTTATATCGTAATGGAAATATAATTGTTGGTCCTGATGTTTTAACAAAAACAACCACTATATATGTTTATGATGAAACAAATTCAATTTCTGTTTATACATTAACAGCAGTTGATACGTCAGCAAATGAATCTGAACCATCTGATCCTGTATGGTTTATTGATAAAGAATTTAATTCAGATACTACTCCACCAGGAAAAATTAGCATTAGTATTACTATTCAATGAAAACTTTTAAATCTTTATTTATAGAAAATATTAGTAAAAAACAGCTGAATGATCTTGAAAAATTTGTTGATAGACTGTTATCGAAATTTGATATTGATATAAATTTCACAAAACATTTTTTAGATAGATTAAATAATTCAAGAAATGATCCTGAAATTACAATTTCTGAATTACAAAAATTATTTAAGAAAATTCAAAAACATAAAGGTGAACAGATAAAAAAATTTAAAGATACTGAAGTAGTTTTAAAAGATCTTCAAAAAGATCTTAATCTTCCAGTAGTTATTAATTTTAAAAATGGTGAATTTGAAGTTATTGCAAAAACTATTATGCGTAAAAAAAATTTTAAATCTCCGAATGAGGTAATCAAATATTGATATGAAAACTTATAAAGAAATATTAGCTGAAGAAAACGAAATAATAAAATTAAAACCAGCAAAAAATGATCAAGAAATTTATGATAGAATAGAATTATTAAAGAAAAAAGGAATAAAAGCTTTATCTGGTTCACGTAATCAAAAAACAGATATTTTAGTTGATACTAAAAATTTAAAAAAAGCTAAAGAAATATTGAAAAAATTTATTTGATGAAGGATCAAAATGAAAACTTATAAAGAAATATTAATTGAAGAAAAATTAAAAAAAAATGATTGGATAAAACAAACAGGAAATAATTTTGAAAATTATGCAATTATTATTGATATATTAAAAAATAAAAGTTTTAAAGTTATTTCATGTCTTGTGGATGATTATGGAATATCAAATGCGAAAATAAATTCAACAAAAGGTTGGCATCCAACTCCAAAATTAATTAATGAAATAGAAGTTCCTCAAAAAGTTAAAGAAAAAATAATGAAAAAAATGAAAAAATAATTTTACAATTTTTTATTTTTAATGTTATAATATGGAAAATATAAGATGATGGTATTATGTGTATTTCAAAAAAAATTATTGAAACTGCGGTTGAATTAGCTAATAAATCAACTTATTATCAAAAAATTGGTGCGGTTATATTTAAAAGAAATAATATTATTTCTAAAGGATATAATCAAGTTGAAACAGTTAGAAAACATCTTCATCCTAAATTTCAACAATGGCCCGGTAGTATACATGCAGAAGTCGATGCTATTATTAAAGCAAAACAAAATCTAAAAGGTTGTGAAATTTTAATTATTAGAGTAAATAATGATAATCAATTTAGACTCGCTAAACCTTGTGAATATTGTCAAATGTATTTGGAATATGTAAAAATTAAAAAGATATATTATAGTATTAATTCGTTTCCTTATATTAAAAAATTAATTTAAGGAAAATATTTTTAATTTAACATGAGAGGAGAATGAAGATGAAAAATTATGTGAAAAAAGTTGATGAATTTATGGCTGAAAATCCTGCTGGTGCAACAGATGAATGTCATGGTATTTTTGAATTGATGGGATTTTATTTGGGTAGATTAACTTTATGGTGTTTATTTTTCTGGCTAATTATTCCATGGAAGATAATTGGATTATTTCGAAAGAAAGAAAAGATCAAAGATCCAAGTTTGTATAATGATAATATATATACTAGAAAAGAACTTAAAGATAAAAAAGCAAAGAAGATAATTGATTATATATTTGAAAAAGAATGTACTAAATTAGATTCAAATGAAGAAATTTATTATGTGGTCAGAGATAAAAATTTTAGTGATGGTAATGGTTTAATTTTTACAAATAAAAGAATGATATATGGTTTAGCTGCTCCAAAAAATGTTCTTAAAACTATTGTTAAATCAGGTTTTATTTCAGGTTCGATTCCATTAGAAAAACTTGAACGACCCATTGTTGAAAGTTCATTAACTGGTGAAGCAAAATTAATTTTTGGTGTAAACTTTTTAGGTAGATTACATTTTATTGCTACTAAAAAATTAGATGCATTTCTTAAGAAAATATTTATAACCATTAATGAATAAAATCTGAATAGATAAATAACTAAACAAAACACAAAAAAGGAATTATATATGAAGCTTACGAATCAACATTTATTTAGTAATTTAAACGAACAATATTGTTCTGATGGTACACCTTCATGATATAATTCCAGGTAATATAATAAATATTTCAAAAACCTGGAAAATTAATTTTTTTCAGGTTTTTTTTGTTTTTTTCTTGACTTTATATTTTCTTTATGTTATTATCTTATTATAAACAATAACAAATTGAAGAAAGGATTTAAGATGCAAACAATAGTTGAAAAAAATGAATTTGATCATATAATTAATGAAAGATATAATTTTAAAGCTGGTTTAAAACTTTCTAAATCAAAGTTGAAATTATATGAACTTTGTGAAAAAACTGGTTTTAAATTAAGTTTTTGGTATGATAGAACAGAAGCTCCTTTATTTTGGGATAAAGAAAAAGAATTTATCCCAAAATTTTGTACTTGTGTTAATATTATTCATAAAGATGGAACTTTTTTAATGACTGCTGCTAATGAAACGTTGCAAGAAAATATAGATTATTGTATTGAATTTCTCAAAACAAGAGGAGGGATTTAAGATGATATTAGATACGATGGATATTGTTTATATTGCTATAATTCATGAAATGTTACAGGATGATGATACTTCTATTGATGATGTCATGAATGTTTTTAAATTTGCAAAAATTGCACATGGTGATCAAAAAAGAAAATATACAAATGAAGCTTATTATAATCATCCTGTTGAAGTTGCTTTAATTATGTTAACTAGAGCTGAAACCGTAACTGCAGATATGATTTTTGCGGCAATTTTACATGATACTTTAGAAGATACTGAAACAACTTATGAAAATCTTGTAGATAATTTTGGAAAAAATGTTGCTAATTTAGTAACTTGGGTTTCGGATATTTCTTCTCCAGAAGATGGAAATAGAAAATTTAGAAAACGAATGGATAAAGAATTTATTGCTCAAGCACCACCAGAAGCAAAATCGATTAAATTAGCCGATTTAATTCATAATACATATAGTATTGTAAAATATGATAAAAATTTTGCTAAAGTGTATATGCGAGAAAAAGAATCTTTGTTGGAAGTTCTTACTGACGGTGATAAAAATTTATTTGCAGATGCTAATCAAAATGTAATTGATTATTTTTTAGAAAGAATTGAAGGAAAATAAAATGATTAATCAGCGATGTATTGTTCTTAATCAAGATATGTCAATTTTAGGAACGACAAATGTTAAAAGAGCTATTTGTTTAATTGTTAGTGGAAAAGCTGAAGTTCTTGCTGAATCAAACAAAAGAATACATCCTTTGATGAAAATTCCTTTAGTAATTCGATTAATGAAAGCAATTAGAAATTTATGGAAAACTCAAGTTCCTTGGAGTAAACATAACGTTCATATTCGAGATAATTTTACTTGTCAATATTGTGGAAAAAAAATTAAATCATCAAAAATAACTATTGATCATATTATTCCTGTTTCGTTGGGAGGAAAAAATAGATGGTCAAATACTGTTAGTTCTTGTTTTGAATGTAATAATAAAAAAGGTGGTAGACTTCCTTCAGTTGCTGGAATGACATTGATTAAAATTCCTAAACAACCAACTATTATGGAATTTATAATGAAAAAAATTAAAAATGAAGGTTTACATGAAACATTAAAAGATTTAGGTATTTATTGAAGGAGATTTAAGATGGATTTTGAATCGTTGTTAGAATCATATATTAAAATGAAAAATGTAGTTGATGAACGATTAATTATTTTACAACAAGAACATTCAAATTGTGATAAAAAAATTGTTGATATTGAACATGAAATTGAATTTGGAAATTATGATACATTTTCAATGGTAAAAGTATTTAAAGATTTAAAAGAAACTTTAGAAAAACGTAGAATTTTAAAAACTGAAATTTCAAAATTTCAACAATTAAGAATAATTTTTAAAGAATATAAACAAATTACTAAATCTTGTAAAGGATTCGATAATCGAAAATATAAACCTAGAATTTTAAATTTGGATTTTTCTAATCCAAAATCATTATTGAAATCTAGAAAAATTCTTTAGTTAATGAAATTAGGAGATAAATTTGAAAATAATCCTTAAAATGATGATGATAGTTTTATTTTGTCAACCAATAACAAAATGGAATGAATATTTTACAAATAAAGATGATTGTGTTAAATTAAGTATTAAGAACATAAAAAAAATAAAAAGAATTTATAACACTAAAGATAAAATTTATGTTATTGAATTAAAAGAAATTGTAAAATAATTAATGACCCGGTAGTTCAATGATTAGAACATAAGGTTTTCAACCTTAAGACCGTGGGTTTGATTCCCCGTCGGGCCACCAAAAAAAAAGGTATTTAAAATGAAAATATTTTTCTTTGATAAAGAAACTAAAGAAAAAGCTACATTAAGTAAAAGAGGAAAATTATTTTTAATTGATGATGATGCTTTAGTTGTTGAATATGTAGAACAAGGTTATGATAATGTTAAAACATTAATTTATAGACCTGATTTAGCTTTTAGAATAATTGTTTAGGGGTGTGGTCCAATGATAGGGCAATGGACTTTGACTCCATTGACGGAGGTTTGATTCCTCCCATCCCTTCCATAAAAGTATTAAGTTGTGTAAAGGAAATAAGAATGGAAGATTATTGTATTGAAAATGATTTACCAAGACAAAAGGAAATTGATTTACGTAAAGCTTCTCAGGCCGTTTTTCTTGCGGCTCCAGAAGCAGTAACTTTAGATTTATCCAAAAAATTAAATGATGCTGTAGATACGATCGAAGAATTACAAGATTTAGTTATTTGGATGACTGGTTGTGGTTATGATTTTTATCAACATGAATATTTTCAAAAGCAAATAGATAAATTATTAAAATAGAATAATAATTCGGAAGGTACCGCTAAATGGTTGGCAACAAGGTTTGAACCCTTGGGCGACGTTAATAGCGTCGGGCGTTCGATTCGTCTACCTTCCTCCAAATTAAAAATGGGCCGTAGGTCATGGTGACCAAAAAGATTCCAAATCTTTAGGAGAAGGTTCGATTCCTTTGCGGCTTGCCAAAAATTATTTTCTTGACTTTATCTTTTCTTTATGTTATTATGTGTTTATAAACAATAACAAATTAAAGATGGAGGTAGAAATGAAATTTAAAAGAAATGAATGTGTTAAAATTCTTCCTTTCAAAAATGATACATATAATTGTGAAGGTAGAATTAATCAGATTGATATAACCAATAAACGATATCATGTAACAAATATGAATATGCCATTTATGGGAACAATATCTGATTGGTTTGAAGAAAAAGAATTAGCTAAAAATTGTTAATAAAATAATTTATGCCCTGTTCGCATAGAGGTCGATTGCACTGGTTTTGTAATCCAGTACCTTAACGGTCACGTTCGTTCGAATCGAACACAGGGCTCCAAAAAATAAGTGGGAATGTGACCTAATTGGCATAGGTACTTGCCTTAGAAGCAAGAATTTGAAGGTTCGAATCCTTCCATTCCTACCAAATATTATATGTTGACGGTATCTTAATGGTAAAGCACTAGACTGTGAATCTAGCATATGAGGGTTCAAATCCCTTCCGTCACCCCAATGGTCCTATATTTCAATGGTAGAATATAGTCCTGTCACGGCTAAGACCCGAGATCGATACTCGGTAGGACCGCCAAAATAAAAAGGATTCTTAGCTCAGAGGTAGAGCGTTGGCTTGAAGAGCCGAGCGTGAGTGGTTCGATTCCACTAGAATCCACCAAATGGAAGGTTGTCCGAATTGGTAAGGAGCTCGATTGCTAATCGAGTAGATGTAAAAGTCTTAAGAGTTCAAATCTCTTACCTTCCTCCAAATATAAATAGGAAAAATAATGAAAATAAATGAACGTGTTCCTATATTATTAAGTAAAAATGCAATAGCTTTAATACAGATTTTTACAAAATTTGATAATTTAGAAGATTCATGGATTATTGATATTTCTAATTATTATGAAAATAATAAAAATATCTATAAAAAAGCCGCAAAACAATTTGTTAGTCAATTAGAAGGACAATGGTGTATAGAATTTATGGAAGAATTACAAAAAGAAATAAATATTTGTCTTGAAAAAATAGGAAATTAACTCAGTGGTAGAGTGCCTGTCCTACAAACAGGAAGTCATCAGTTCGAATCTGTTATTTCCTACCAAGCGGGTGTCGTATAATGGTATTACCTCAGTCTTCCAAACTGATGATAGGAGTTCGATCCTCCTCATCCGCTCTCTTAGTTCGATAAATACTTATAAAACTGTAAACTGTAAACTTTGTGCTTTGATAAATAATAGTAAGGAGACTTACTATTATGAATTATAAACACATATACAAACAAATTATTGAAAATAGACAACAAAATTTAATTGAATCTGGTTATACTGAAAATCATCATATAAAACCTAAATCATTAGGTGGTACTAATGACAAAAATAATTTAGTAAAACTGACTGCTAGAGAACATTTTATATGTCATTATTTACTTGCTAAGATGTATAAAAAAGAATCATTTGAATGGTATAAAATGAATAATGCTTTTATGATAATGAAGTGTTCTAGTTTAAATCAATTTAGATATTTTAATTCAAGATTATATGAATCATTAAAGATTAATTTTAGTTCTGTAATAAGTAAAAATCAATTTGGTAAAAATAATTCTAATTACGGAACAATATGGATATGTAATTTAGAATTAAAAGAAAATAAAAAAATTAATAAAATTGATGATATTCCAGATGGTTGGATCAAAGGAAGAAATAAATGGAATGAAATTGAAAGAAAACAATTACAAATTGAACAAAAAAACGAAAAAAAGAAAAAATTAAAAATTGAAAGACAGCAAAGACAAATTGAACAAAAAAAAGAAAAAAGGAAAAAATTAAAAATTAAAAAAGAAATGAAGGAAAAACAAAAATTAAGAAAAGAAGAAAAACAAAAATTAAGAAAAGAAGAAAAACAAAAATTATTTAAGGAATCTATATTTTTATCATTTGAAAAATTTAAAAATGGAAATTATACTTCAATGTCAGATTTTGCTAGAAAAGAAAATATAAATAAAATGACTTTATCTAAAAGATGGATTAAATATATTGAAGAATATAAAACAATACATGGAACAAAATTTGTAATATAAATTATTTTAGGGGGAGTATCAATAAGGTTGGATGGTCCAACGATTGACTGTAAATCAATTCCTGTATAGGCATATGGTTCGATTCCATTGCTCCCCACCAAATAATTTAAGGATAATTACAGCAAACAAAACTAGCTCTTGTAAAGCAGTGGTTGTAGGTTCGAGTCCTACTTTTACTTTGAAAAAGGTAAAATAGCTCAACTGGTAGAGCACTTAAAATATTATCCTGTTAAAATAATTTTTACAATTGATTTTTAATTTGTTATAATTTGTTATATTAAATTTAAGATGGAGAAAAAAATGATAACACTTCCTAAAAATTTGACGGCCACAAAATATAATGGTTATTTTTGGGATGTAAAAGAATGCGTTTTATATTCTATTAAAAGTGAAGGCATATTAAAAAAATTAAAACGTTATAAAAGAAATATGTGGATGCCTCATTTTTCGTGGTATTATGTAATTTCTGTAAAAGGAAAAAGACAATATTTTTCTAATGTTTATTTAGAAAAATTAAAAATTAAAAATTTAGAGATTGAAAAAGAAAAATAATTTTTACAATTGATTTTTAATTTGTTATAATATATTTTTATTTAATAAAACATTTTTAATTTCATTTAAAAAGGAGATAAAAATGAAGTAAAGTAAATGAGTAAACTAATTTATTTAAGAATAAAGTAAAATAAGCAAGTAAAATAAGCAAGTACAGTGATTTATTTAAGAATGATTACAGCAAACAAAATTCTACTGTTAATAGAAACTATATTATTCTGTAAAAAATTTTTTAGAAAGGTTGTTAACAGCAAAAATTACAAAAATTAATCTCAAAAATTAATCTAAAAAATAACAACCTGTAAAATGTAAAAAGGAATTATTTCAGCAAACATAAAAAACTTAGACGGCTAATCTAATTCAATTATATAATTCCGTAATTTAAGAAGGAGGAAAAAATGAATACTTTTATTGATGCAATTGATAATCAAGAAGCTAGAACTTTAAATGATATGAAAGCAAGAAAATCAACTATGGATGCTAATGTTGATTTATTTTTTAAAATTGGTGCATCAAGAGGTAAA